CTCCCTAGGTATGGTGATCCCATTAAAAGGGGTGCGAACCCATAATATCAGGTCTGGGTTATCTTTATTGGGCGTTCCTGTCCTGAACCAATCTCCGGCAGAAGGGGGTATAAAATTACCTTCATCATCTTCTTGGTCAACTATGTGTATTTCCTCCCGGCTAAACTCTGCAACCCCATAGAAGTAACGCCCATGTCCTGAAAGAAAAGTACCTGTTTTTTGCCCCCTGAATACGGTAATTTTAGAAAGTTCAAACTTATATGATGGACTGGTTTGATCGTTCGCATAAGAACTGATAATATTTGCGTATGTTAATAGTCCATTACTTGACATTGACATTGCGCCAACATTTGGGCTACCATCGGGGTTAAACATACTTTCAAGTGTCTTGTCTTGATTTTCATCATAATTATAAAAATAAACTTCGTTTGTAGCCTTTTTTTTATATTGTATTGCATCGCTTACCTGGGACTCTGTCACTAGGTTTTCGGATGGAAATTCAAGACTTATTGTTTTTAGTTCAATGGCAGAAGCGGAAAGAATAATGTCAGTAAGAATTAATTCAGGCTCACCACCGTCACCATCATCAAGGGATTCAATAATGAATTCGTAAAAGTCGATTCTAATAATCCCACTTATAGGCGCAAATTTGGTAGTTAGTGAATATGGTTCAAATTTTATTAAATCTAATGAAAGCCCTATTTTATTCTTTTTATAATAAATAGATTCTGTCACTGTTGATACTTCTAATCTTTCAGTCCATGAGCCATCAGATTCTAAGCGATAGTTGAACCCTACATCTTCTGGATCATAAAGAGTCACATCGTAAGCAAGGTTAAACCGTGATAAGTTTGTTCCAGCAATATACCATAAGAAGGAAATTTGTATTTGGCGATCTTTTAATATATTATTGATATTCTGATATATAGAGCCACCCCAATTAGATGACATTGATATTACAGACCTGTCTAAAGCGGCCTTTTTCTCAGTGTACATTCTCCCATCCGATATTGACCAACCATTAAAATTCCAATGTCCGGGGCTACTGTAAGTTGCGACATCAAAATTACCGTTTACAACCTGATTGGTCTCGTCAAACAACCTGACTTCCGTATCTCCGTTCTCAATCAGTTCAGTGTAACGGTCTAAGGTGGTGACTTTAATAGTCATTATTTTCTGGTCGTCATCCAGTTTACAGTCAACGATACCAAAATATCCTTCAATAGTCTGGTAAGCAGAAACATATTTTAAATGGATTTTAACGTCGGGGTCTTTTGATTTGATAATGTCGTAAAGGCTGTACCTGTCACCGCCCAGTATCGCAAGACTATAAGGGTCGTTTTTAATCCGCACATCTCCCCATGTGTCCCTTAAATCAAATGGGTTATGTGGTATTTCAGCCGAAGGGAAAGGGGATATGATAGCTGATACCTCAAATAATCCATCTGGGTCTTTTCCGCCACTCAAATCCATATATAACGTGTAATCAATCACCCTCGGTCATATTAAGATATATACATAGTTACAAAGATACATATAATATAATTACAACGTAATTTAATATGAATTTTATCTTTTTTGATTAAATGTTTGGAGGTAATAAATTAATGGTTATCTTCGTCACACAATTAACACACAAATATTAATTAAAACTTACAAAATGGAAACAATAAACAGTCAAGTATCAAGAATTGTAAAAGACGTATCAACCACCGTTATTCTTGATAATTGCAGGGAATTTATAATTTGCGGAGAAATAACAGATGGAATATTAAATTTTGAAAGTATTGGAGTTGTGTTTTACCAAACAAGTGAATTTGATTTGTTGGATGAAGATTTAAAGTATAAAATAAGGATAATTGCATTTAATGAATTAAGGCGTCTTATTTAATTTAAAATAATATGATACAAATTGGTAATGTTTTATATTCGTTTGCTGAAACAGGCGACTTATTAGCCGTTGGAGTAATAAGAAATGGTATTGATAGTAATTATATTGAATGGTACTTATAAATCACCCCATGCTACGAAAACACATTTGGATTGAACCTGAATGGTACGAACGGATTAAGTCCGAAATGAGAAACTTTGGATTCAGTAAGCCGTCTCAGTTTATTCGGTATATTATCATTAAGTTTTTTGAGAAGAAATAGTTATACAATAAACCTTGTCGAACTAAAATTTAAAAATTACAGATATGGATAATTTACAAATAAGGGCTCGAATAGCAGCCAAAACAGACATTAAAAACAATCTTGAAAGGCTTTGGGAAGGAATTGATCAACTTAATGATGAACTAAAATTTTCAAGAGATGCCTACTTAGAAATCAAAGGCAGAATTGGAAGTAAGATTTTAGAATGTGAAAAATCAATTCAAGAAGCTTATAAGCAATTGAAATAAAATACATTAAACACAGAACGAGACCATGTTGAAACTTTTAAAAATTACATAAAATGAAACACATAGACGAAATTTACAAAGATTGGTGCGGAGAATCCCACCTGACAAACTCATGCCATCCAGTGCATGACAGTGCAGAAGCTTGTGATTTTGCGGAGTATTATCACAACGAAATGCAAAAGAAAGAGCCTGAAACGAGATCATTTTTAATCACTTACAGATATAATAATATAACAGATGCTTCATTGCATGAGGAAATTGTTAATGATAAAAGTCCGGTTGATGTCATCTATCAGTTAGCTGAAAAACATCAATATAATATTGAATGGAGTACCATAAAAGCACTACCTTTTTAGTTTCACCTTTTAACGTCAGAGAAACAAAAATGGGTTGAACGTTTAAATTCAACCCATTTTTTATCAACCGTTAATCACAGCCATAGATTCACTTTCATCCACAAATGACAGTTTTAGTTGGTACAGTCCGTTGTAGTGGTTGGCTGTTTCCTCTACCACAATATCTGTGATATTCCATGTTTCATATCCGAAGGTGATAGTCACTGTGCCGTTTACCTTCAATAACCCAAGCGAAGAAAGATAGATGAAAATAGAATCGTTTGCGTCTATTTCAAATTCTCTTTGAATCGCCCTGCCTCCGTAAAGCAAAGTAGTGATACCATCTTGATCAATTCCGGTTTGGTCAATCTTTGGCTTAACCCCAAGATACCCTGCATTAAGGTAGAATGTATTGGTAAATGTGCCGGAAGCATAAAGGGTAGGGTATCCTCCGATTCTAACAGAGGTATTCTGGACTTCTATCTTTAACAATTCAGCCTCTTTAGAGGTGCTTGCAAACATATCAGAAAAGTATTCTTCCACATCGTTGTACAACCTATAATAATAATACCCTTCTCCAAAACCTTCGGTGTATGTGCCGGGGTACAATACGGTGAACCTTCCCTGCCATCCTCCACCTTCAAGGGATATTTCAGCGATGGACTCTACCTCGTTGTCGTTGTAGTCGTATAATTTTAACCGCCATTCATACAGTGAATTTTCAATGTAAATATGGTCAACAATGACAGCGAACATAGGAAGGTATCCGGATTCATAAAATACCATTGATTCGATGCTGCCTGGTGTCTTATTCCATTGCCTTGCCTGCTTGTCACTAAAGAAGCGGATCGGAGAGTTTTGTGAAAGTATCATACGTAATGAGTTGTTATATTATTTCGTTTTACAAATAACCTTCCATTTGCATCAAACCCACGAGTCTCACCGCCTTTTGTATTTTGTGCGATTGTTTCAAGGTGTTTGTTTGTTTTGCCCATATCCACAAATACGTTTGCCCCCTGATTAACTGCGTAATTTGCCAACATACGCTGTGTTTTATCATGGAAGTTTGGATATACAGTTGCCCCTTTAAATTTTGGGTCACTAAATAATGTTGGTTTGTCTGGAGTTAAGAATGATTCACCTGATGTAAGTTCGATAAGTTCAGAAGCTCCTTTGCTACCCGGCTTATCCCCTGCAATGAATGTTTCAGGTGTTCCAACCTTACCTTTGAAATATTCAGGAATAGGTTTAGCTAACACTGTTGCAAGTTGTATCGCCCCAATACCAATAATTACAGGTGTCAGTATTGCTGCGGCAGGTGGTGGAAGTGTCGCCCATGCCTGCATTACTGCCATTGCCGTACTTAGCCCGATATTAAAAGCTGCCTGTGCCTTATCTGCAATAGCTTGTTTTTTGCGTATTTTGGTCATTTCTGCCTCGTATTTACGCTCTGCTATTATCTTACCTTCCACACTATCTCCGGCAGCCAATAATTCAGCATCGTAGGCTTTTTTTGCATTGTACTCTTGGTTGTCGAATACCTGCTTACCCAATTCCATTGAGGCATTTACAAAATCCCCTGTATATTGTAATTTTTGTTGGTTTGTAACCTTTTCCAGTTTTGCCGATGATTCTCCGGCCTCCCCTTCTGCTTTTGCCACATCAATTCTAAGTCCTTCAATTTTACTTAAAAGGTCTTTCTTTGAATCAAGCGTTAATTTGTCAGATGTTGACGAAGCCTCATATTCAGCCAACCGCATCTTTAAAATATCAACGTGCAACTTGCGCTCTATATCCCTTATTTGGTCTGCATTTGCCTTTGCTAGTTTTTTATCATTATTGGCTGCCATGATTAATGCCAGTTCCTTGCCGTTAATTGTAAATTCAACATCAGACAGAAAATTCGTAGAAGCCTCTTTAGCCTGATCTTCTCGCTCCCTTGCTAGTCTTTTATCTTCGTTAATGATGTAATCAGTGGTTTCTTTGGCAATGTTTTTTTGAACATCTGAAAGTTCAGAATCTAATGTTGCAATCTGTTCATTGGTAATTTCCTTCGCTTTCTTTTCAATTTCAATTTGTTGCAACCGAACCAATAAAAGTTCATTCTTATTATCCTTATCAATTAATGATATTTCTTCATCAGAACGCACTTTTGAACCTAGTAATAATTGTTGTTGTTTTTCCAGTTCATCAAGTTCCTGTTTGTGCTTTTGCTTCAATTGTTCAAGGTCTGTAAATTGATTGCCTTTACTTCCTTTATCATCACCTGTTGCCCCAGATGTCGCCCTGACATTGGTCAACTCTTTTATTTTCTGTTTTACATTCTCAATGGCTTTTGATTGAAAGACAAGGTCTTTTATAAATTCCTTACTTTCTTCCATGACAATTCCCCTGTTTGGGTCTATTTTTACCCTACCAGAAGCCAATGATTCTGCATTTTTAGCTGTTTTAATATAGGCATCATCTAATAGGTTTAATTGCATCAACAATTCACCCCTGTTTTCATTGATTATTTTTGTCAGGAAATTATACCCATCTGCATCTTTTGCCCTTAATTGTTCTGATTTTGTAGCGGCACTTTCCTGTTGCTGCAATAATGATTTGTTTAATTCACTGACAACTGCCGCATTTTGTACTTGGGTTGCTGTTATTGAATTTGCGCCTTTTCTGATCGCTTCAAACCTTTCTTGGTCTCCTGCCCTTTCTGCCGAAGCAACCAAGTCATTTGCAAATAATTCAGCCGAAGCCCTTGCTTTAATAAACTCTCCGTCAACGCCATTAATCGCATCGGTCAATCCTTTTATCGGTACAATCAGTGAACTCAATAGTGTTTTAAACACCCCTGCCGAATCCAATGACCTGACAAATTCAGTCCATGCAGTATTTAACCTACCTTGTACTGCCACCAGATTTTCAACCCTATTCACGGACTCTATGCCGTATGCTTTTTCCAATTGTTCTGCCGCCTTTGGAAGTACATCAACAGTTAAAATTTTTCCTGCCTTTAAAAACTTATCCAGTTCTGCTGTTGATAATCCCATAGATGTAGCAAAAATACCGAACGCACCACTTAAACGCTCACCTAATTGCCTTCTGAGCTCTTCGGTTGTGATCTTACCTTTTGATATCATTTGCTCGAGTGCAAGGAATACACCACTGACTTCATCTGTTGCCAATCCCAATACGGCAGCAGCCTTGCCAAACGAATAGAATATCTTTTGGGTGTCAAATGCTGTCATATTTGATTGCAACGATGCAGCCCTGAACCTCATATACCTTTCAGATAATCCAATCAAAGATTGACCGAACGCATCTGCTGTTTTTGTTAAAAATTCCTGTGTCTGGGCAAGTTCCTGTTGGTCTTTTATGATCGTCTTAAAGCTAAAAGACAGCTTATCCAGTTCTTTGGTTTGATTAAATATACTTCTGACAACATTAATGGCCTGCTGAAATCCAACATAAGCGGCCAAATGTTGCCAAACGGCTTTAGTCACCCTATCCCATGCAGTGACGTTCTTACGCTGCATATCGGAAATGGTATCCTTATTTTTGCCAATGGTTTGGTTAAGTTCTAATATTTTCCTTCTCTCTTCATCAATGGCAGGGTTAAGTTTGTTTTTGATGGTGAAGGCGTGAAGGGCGTTTTCAGCCTGCAACCTTTTAATTAAACCTACTACCTGAGCTTCAATTGCTATTTTAAGCTTTTCTTCCTGTGCCGCAAGTTTGGTGGCTGCTGCCTCTTTTCTTTTTGCCTCAGCCACTTCTTTTGCCGCCTGTGCCAGTTTTTTCTTTCCTGTGATGGATTCCGACACTTCGGCATTTGACTTTTTTAACGCCTCTTTTGATGCAATTAAAGCCATGTTTTCACTCGAAAAAACAATGGCAAGCTGCTCAGTGACTTTCTTTAAATCAGCCTGTGTTTTTTCAAGTTGCTTTTTTAAATCAATGGTCTTTTCAGTCTCTATAATAATTGATTTAAGCCCTGATAAATCTTTTGTACTACCACCAGACTTTGCAATACGGTCAAGTTCATCGGCAAACGTTTTGGTCTTAGCGGCCAGTTCTTCAAGTAGCTTTGCTATTAAAGGGTCAATGATATCTTCTTTTCGGATAAATCCTGCCATTACCTTCTGTTTTTAATTTTCGTCCTGTCGTATGCTTCTTTTTCTGCCTTGTTCCGTTCGCTTAGGTCATTGAGTATCTCAACCCATTCTGCCAGTGATGTTTTTTCTGTATTAATATTCCTTTTCAGCGAGTATTGAACAGAAGCCAGCAACTTGTAAAACTTAAAACTTTCCTTTTCATCTTTCTTTTTCAGCCTGTTTTCAGCAAACTCCAAATTAGTTTCCTTTGCCAAAATTGCTGATCTGATACGATCTTTGTCTTGTGAATCAATTCCGAACAACTTTAAATGCTCGTAACCTCTATCATCCATTAACTCTACCAATCCAAAAGCTGCCTTGCACCCTGTAATCTCGTTCTTTATCTTCTCAACTCTTTTCAGGTTGTTAAGGAATTTGATCCATTCAGCTTTATTAGTCGAACGATAGTAGAAGTCAAGAAGGTCAAGCCAAGCCTCATTAAGTTGCTTTATGTTTATTGCTTCCTGATTTTTTAGTCGAAATATCAGCTTTATCAGAAGCTTTACCCATCTGACCAACCACCAATCCTTTTTTTTCTGGCTCTGTGGTTTTATTAACAACATTAGGTCGTTCGATTCCAGAATCTTGTAAAACAGCTTCATTGATAGCTTTTCCGGCGTATCGTACAGTTCTAAAGGCGTTTCCTGCAAAACCTTCTTTCGGTGTAATAAGGAAAATTTCATAACGTTGGCTGTCTGTTGATTTGTAAATTACCTGATCTTGTTTTGAACTTTGTGCAATTTGCTCTGCCCTTGACATCTGCAAATCGAAATCTCTTAAATGAATGTTTACCATGACGTTATATTGCTAAATGAATAATGCCTTTGTAATTTGAATATTGGTCAAGTGTTATTTTGCCCTGTCTATAGTCGTTTTTAAGCCTTATCAATCTTAATAGAAGCGATACTGCCAAATATGTCCTGAGTACGAAATACCAAAGGTTTCGCCCGCGCCTTCCGTCTTTGATCTTTCGTAGTTCAACTGCGAATACCTGATACTTTGCTTCTAATTCCTGTGTTTTGATCATCGTTAGTTTGATTTTGACATTTCTTTTAGTAAATCTTCCCTGAACTCGTCAATAAGTAAAGCGCAAAATTGTTTCAATGATTCTTGTGTTAATCCGTACATGTCTGAACCTATTGCATCTTCCAATCCAGTTGCTTTAAAATCAGTAGATTCTATTGATATTCCAGTTGATAATTCAATCTCTGCTTTGATCTTATTGTAGAAACTTCCGGTATTGTATAAGTTCCACGATGGATAAATTGATTCATCATACACACCACGGTCAATCTTTGAATCAACATATATTTCAGACATCGGTGATTTTGAGTGAGCCGGTAAACTCGCACCGGTTGACCTGATACCTTTCTTTAACTGTTCTTTATTCAGTCTTTCTACATGATGAAGGTTTTTTTGAATGATTGGAATAAGTATTTCCCAAACATCAACACTCCTCAAATTCTTTTCAAACTGAACCAAGTCCATACCAGAAAAATTAAAAAAAAAGGTGGGCGAACCCACCCTTTTAGATTAGATTGTGAATGAAGCTGCTCCAGTAGATTCAATATTAAACCCTGTCGTTGCCTGGGCAGAAGGAGCTTTAAGATTGACATTACCAGTAACAAAGCTTGTTGATTTGGTTGCAGTATAAGTACCGTCACCGTTATCTACAATCGCTTCTGTTGGAGTTTGTGCAACTAATTGAACAGCACTTTCATAAATCAAGAAGTCAGCAACAGCAATTCCTTTTACCATTGTATAAGTTGCAGCACCTGCTGAATCAGTCAATCCAGTAGCTGCTTTTACTGTAATAGTAATTACGGTTGCTGAAACTTTTGCTGCAGTGACAACAACATCACGCATAGGTTCAAGATCAAGTGGCGACCATGTAGGAGTTACATAATCTCCGTACAAATCCCATTCACGATGATTTGCATAAGTAATAGTAACAGGAGAAAGAGCGGGTGCGCTTCCATCAGCAGCTACTTCTGGTAAATTACCAACGTTTAGATTCTTAATGCTAAATCCCTTTCCTGTTCCACCATCATTGTAAAAGCAAATTTTACCGTCACGTATTTCAAATACACGAAGGTCTGCTTTGTCAAATGACTGTAACTTTTTATGAACAGCAAAGGGAATATCAAATTTCAAAGCAAGTTTCTTTTTTGCTTTTCTGAGAACCTTTTCATTGTCCAACGCGGATGTGTACATCTTGTCTTCACCTGTTGCTTCGTAAGAATCAAGACCCGTAAGAGGAAATACTGTTTTGGCACGGATGCCCGCTGTCCAGTTGGCCAATACGGTCAGGTCAGCAACAGAATCAGAAAATCCATTTGTCGAAAGAATTATTCCATCTATTGATGTTAATTCATTTTCAATCAATACACTTCCTGACCCTAAATTTTCCAGTTGACTGGTAATAACAAATTCTGCGGCCATAATTATATTTTTTTAATTGTTAATTCCTGTAAACATTAAATTCGAGATTCTTAATCTCAATTGCATCTACATAATCATTAAATATATTTCCATCATTGCCGTACAGTCCGTTTTTCCCCCAATACAAATGCTTAATCTGGGTGTGTGTTATCTTCCTTTTTGGAGTGGATATCTCCGTAGAGCGAAGGCAATACTTGATAAAAAGATCATAAATCGGTGTAAGTACAGCATCAAACGTGTTCACATATCTTTCAGCAGCTTTATAGGTCGGCAAAGTGTCGGTGATAATAAGCACGTTCAACTTTGCTTTGGTAAGGAATAACCCTTGCTTTTCGCTTGCTTCAAAATCTTCAAACAGCGCTATTAATGGGAACTTCTTTAACTTTAAAGACGCAATTTGTGTGTATTCCTGCAATGTGCTGATTATCTCCAATGGATGTCCATGCAAGTAGAAAGGTTGTTCATTATTGGTAGGATCGTATTCTGCACGAACAGCCGAAACTATGTCGCCAAGAACATTGACAACATTAGTAATAGTCGGTGTATATACGAATTCTGCACTCATAATGAATAAATTTTTTCTTGTGGTGTAAACTTCCAATCGGGATAATCAGCAATATTTGCAAGTAAAAAGTTATAAGCGGATGGATAATCTGACCAAACTTGATAAGACGTGTTGGATGAACCAATATATCCTGTTTCACCGTAAAGATCAACAAACTTGTTCCACGCTGTTTTCATTGCATAACGTGGACTTATGACCGTTGAATTTTCTCCTTTGGCTTTAGTTTGGCCTATTCCGGTAAATTGACTATCTGTATTTCGTCTGTGCCAGTAATAAACGTAGTTGGCAATTAGAGAGACTTTGGAAGTGTTCTTCAACCCTATCCATTTTTCTTCAATTGTCACCCCACGAAATTCAAAGCTAAACTCTGCCCCATTGATTAAGTCAGCATAAATCTGAGGTAATGCAACAGGATTTAAAGTTAGCACAGAGGCATCATAAGCGGCACGAACCAATTTCCATAACTTGTACCCAAGAAGAAGTTTTAAAACTTCATCCTCATATTTTGTTATAGAATTAGTCAGCCCCTCATTAAGCTCTGCCCTTGAACCTTGCGGAATGTCTATTTCTCCACCTACGAAATAAGTATTGTCAATTATATTGCTCATTTCTTAACTTTTGCAGGTCTGCCTTTCGGCTTTCCTTTGGGTTTTACATCCTTTGGAATGAAAGGTTTTTCAATAACTTTCAATGGTCGTGTAAATACTTCTTTCTTTTCGTCCTCGATTACTTCAACTTTATCATCTACTTTTGGCTCTTTAATCCATGTTGCTATACCTATCCTTACAAATAATTCAGCTACTTTTGGATTAACCACATTCTTCGATCTTTTAAATATTGCTTTCATTCCAATTAATATTAAAGTGCATCAGGAATAATTGCGGTTAAAACAGCCCCAAGTTTACTCGTTGCAGTCAGGATCCATTGTGTTGCAGAAATGCACTGAACGGTAAAGAAAGTCTCAGCAGGAATTGAAGCCTCAACTAAAGTTGTTATTTCGTTCAATTTTACAATGTTTGCATCGGCAGCGGCAACCCTGAGTTCAAACCCATTGGCGCCAACCCATCCACGTATCACCATACCAATAGTTGAAGCGGTCGTAGGTGGTAGCATTAATTTATAGTCTGCTCCACCTGAGGTGACGGTTACAAATTGGGTAATGGCAGATAGTTGCGCCCCTGCTGATAATGTATCGACTGCGGCGGTTGCGGTTGTTACATCGCAAACAACACCGTTTTGAACATCAAGGTTGTTTAACGAACCAGTCATCGTAATTGGCCCCAACCCAGTAGCAACCCCTGTAGCATCAATAGCCCAATCAGATGATGTTATTGCAGTTGTAGCCGTACCAGAACCAATCGTAATTGCAGTTGTTCCTGTCAATGCTTGTGAAGTACCTAAATCAATACCGCCAGTACTTGATAGCTTCCCGCTTCCAATAGTTCCAACGCCTGTTAAATTTAATCCTCCGGCTGCAATAGAAGTTACTCCGGTAGATGTTGAAAGCGTCCATGTATTAGAGGATGGAGTTAATATCAAATCTTCTGACTGACCACTTAAAGTCAATCCAGTAACATCAGCCGATCCAATAGTTATTCCAGCAGCACCAGTAACATCATATGTCGGTGAAATAACAGACGTACCACTAACAGCCCCATCAGAAGCAACCGAACTGGCAGTAAAAGCACCATCAACATCTACATTTGCCTCTGTTATTGTAAGTAACGAAGTTGAACTATTGTTGATTAATGCCCCATTTTGCAATCGCATATCAGCTGTATAGGCTTTATGGCCTCCTGCAGTCCCTCCGTTTGCACTAAAAGCATAACTAGATGTTTGTGTTGCACTGGAATTGTTAAAAGCCTCGAAAGCAACTGCCTCAGTAGAAGTACCACCAGTACCTCCGTCCAATGATGCTTCAAACGCCCTCATTGTGGTTGCTTCTTTTGTCTTAGCATCAACAGAGGCATAAACACCAGTTAAACGTCCAGTAACAGCACCACCATCACCAGATGAATTTGCGGCTCTTGCTTTAGCTTCTATACCATAAATTACCCCTGTCGGAGCGGTAGTTGTTCCATTTGTTGCAACTATTCCAGCACCAATCAGATTTCCAGTCAATGCCGTTCCTGCGACTTGAGTAATTGATTCATTCAACCCTTTATCACCTCCGGCTACTGAATTGATTACAACATTGTCAATGGTTCCGGTTGTAGATACATTACCTGTTTCACCATCCACAATAAATGCAGTTGTATTGACAATGATATCAGAAGTAGCACTCCCAACCAAATCATCCCCTGCGCCTAACGTTACCCCATCGTTTGCAGTAATCAATCCCGATACAGTAGGCGCACCAGTTACAGTAATAGTACCATTAGATGTTACAGTAGTTGCAGATCCGGTATCACCCAAAGTTAAGGCACCACTTCCTCCGGCGGCAACTGTCAAAGCTGCATCTGAATTATTATCGGCACTCGTGATAGTTACTGTTCCTGCATCAGCCCTCGAAACGGTTAATGTACCGGAATTAGCCGGAATGTTATAAGCGTTCGATGTTTTGACTATAAACGACGTAATATGGGAATGCTGCGTAGCACCACTGGCAATTAATTCAACTTTTAAGTAATTATAGTTGATCGGTGCTGTTGCTGTTATAGTCGCAGTTCCATCATTGGTTAAAGTTACTGGTGATCCAATTTGAACATAGGAACTTGTAGAAGTTACCTTACCATAAGCTGTTATTGCTACGCTTGCGGAACCAGATATTTCATCCAATGTGACGGTAAACACCTGAAACTGCATGTACTTCTGCGCATTGTTAATGGTAAATACAATCGTATCGCTTGCATTAATTGAATCAGCAGCAGTTAAAGACATTGCAGGTGATAACATTGTCAACCCTAATGGGATATTCCCTGTTCGATCTGTTGCTATACTGTTCATTGCTACAACAAACAGTAATAAGAAAGCAAATAGCTTTTTCATATTAGGTAGCTAAAATTCCTGAACTTGAAAGCAATGTAGCAATATCAGATACATACTGGAATGCACCGGCATCAACTTCACGAATAAGCAATGCGAGCCTTTCACGTGCCTTTAATGTTACTAAATCATTGGTGAAATCATCAGCTACATAACCAAATTCAAGTTGAAGTGAATCATTTGAATAAACAGTTCCACGAGAGAAATCGCCCACATACATAGTGTTTACAGCAATACCTGAATTGGTAACAACCTGGACTCCATCAACTGAAACTGGACCACCATTGACCATTGTTGAGAATGGCGGCAAGGTATAGTTTCCAAGTTCATCTTTTTTCAGTTTCATTTTAACTGCATCGTAAGGATTCATCAATACGCCATTAGGCACAAAAGAAGTTCCATACATGATTTGAGCTGAAATGATTGAAACAAGATCATAATAAGAGGCATCTTTGATGGTATTGGTAAACCCACCATCCAGAACGAATGCTGTTGCAGAAGTAATAAGCCCTTTCAGATTTGGTGTATTTCCGTTTCCAGTCAACAAGTCAACATCAATTTTCAAATCAACATTGCGTGTCAGCAGGTTCTTAATTTCAGAAACTACATAGTCAACATCATCCATCATCTCACGTGACAATTTTATAGAATCACCAATTTTTTCAATAGGCAATGTCCTTTCAATCCATGTGAGTGAAGAAGTACGTGGAAATGGTCCTTTTTCTGCAATTGCAGCAGCACCATTTACCAAGGCAACCTGATCCGTATAACGAATGTTCCCCTGATTGTTGGAGCCAATTTTGCCCGGTGTGAATAAACTTCTTAAAAATGGGTTCCTTCTTTGAAGTTGACCAATTCCAGGAACTCGATAGGCGTTTGTATTACCTGAAATATCACCACGATAAGAGGTAACATCTTTATTTACGTTCAGCACCATTTTTGGGTCTGAATCAGATGTTTTGTACTGCTTCATTGCATCTTTCCGTGAGGTCAAATCCTTATGAAGCCGATCAATGAATGAATCACCTGATCCACTGTTCATTTCTTTTTCCTGAGATGCTTTCAATTCAGCGGCCATATTCAACATATCCGCTTTAACGGTTTCCAAATCTTTTGAAAGATCTTTACTTCCAAGCTCTTTTACCTGATCGCTCAACGTGGTGAACCTTTTTTCAATATCGGCTGCATTGGCATATTCTTTCATGCCTTCCTTAAAAGCGGATATTTCTTTCTTTGTAGCCTCGGCTGCCTTTTGTTCAACCGATAACAAAAGAGAATTTTTTTCTTCTTCTGGTGTCATAACTTAAATTATTAAATTAAAATTCTTGTTTAAAAACTCGTAATCAATTTGCTTTTTCGGAGTGTCGTTTGACGAGTCCTGTTCTTTATTTTCAGTACCATCGGGTGAGTGAAATTTCGTTTCTTCAACTGATAATGTAGGGGTGGCATGGTTTGATCCGCACAATACGGCTGAACCTTCCATTACCTTAGCCTCTTTGACCACCCAGAAGTAACCCCTGTTATCTGCCACTTCTTTATTTACGGCTATCGGGTAGTATTTTTGCCATGCCTCATATTCTGCGCCGTAATCCTTGTCATCAATACACATGACCAACTGGACGTAATTCATGCCAACTGAATGGTTTTTCACATACCCTTTGCGGTATTGTTCGTGCATAAACTCGTTGCGGTCTTTTTTGATGGTAGATTCAAATACCAA